GGGGTATGCGCATCGGCAGAAGTATCGCCTAGAATTCTGATTGGCTCTAAGTGGTTAAAAGAACCCGACACCTTGGACACTATTATCTGCATAATGTCGCGATTGCGAACTACCCTACCCACAACATCTTCAACTAGAGCTTGAGCAGAGGATTCGGTGCCTTCCACTGTTCTTCCGATTAGGGTATAATTTTTGGGATCGTAATTCGTTACCAGATATCTATCAAGTTTCCAATCACCTTCAGAAACCTTCAACATTTGATCAGCTGGGTAATTTACTTCAACGTCTTCATTGTAGATAGATCTGAACAGAAGTTTATATGAGGATAGGGTTCCTCGAGTCTCGTTGAAAAATTTAACATACTTGGCCAGTATTTTTTTATCAGCTAAAACATCATGAGGAACAGACGGCAAAAAAGTATCTTGGAAATAATCAATATATTCGTCTAGAGTTGTATCAATACTACGATAGTCTTCAATATTTTGAATAGCGTCTGTCAGCTTTCCCTGCTCTTCAAGATAATCGTAGTACGCCTCAATAAACGCGAGAAAGTTTTGCCCATCTTCTTTGTAGAATTCGGGAAACTGATTCTGTACGAGTTTTGATAATTTAGCTTTTATCATTAGGTCTGTTCACCAACTACGTTGATTTTAGCGTCAGCAGAATCCATCAACAGGATCTGTTCACGCACAGGAATAATATCTAAGTTCTCGGTCGTAACTGTGATGTTCAAAGACTGATCAGAGTATGACGTTGGTAAGAAGTTCTGTACTACAATCCTACCAGAAGTGTAGTCGATGGTACCAGCCAGAACAATAATATCAACTTTCTGCTTCGTATCATTATACCTAAATATGGAAACTCTACCGAGACCATCGTCACCAAGAAATGCATCAAACCCGTTATATTTAAACTGCGTTGACGATAATGTAGATGGCCTAATCGGGTTGTTAAAATTCAATTCAACCAAAGTGGCAACATCAGTATTCGGGGTGATTCTCTTTTGAATTTTGATATTAGCATCATTATTCAATACCGCACCAGTAGATGTATTATCCAAAGACCGAATGAATCTAGAAAACCTAAACTTATTACCAAACCTTTCTAGGTTATCAGTAGCAAATGCGGTTATGGCGTCTCTTGTATTTTGCTCAACTGCAGCGTCAGTCAAAGAAGAACGAGTCAAATCATAATACGTTGTCACGGATGGGATGATATACGTGTAATCAGCGTCAACAACAACAGGATCAATCGCAAGAGGTGTTCTTGATTGTATTGAAGATTTGATAGATTGCTTTCTATTAGTAGTAGCAAACCTCTCACCAAACGGCTTCACAGCAATAAACACCTTTCCATTAATAGGAGGAACAGCTAACTCTCCGCCGTATGCAATAACAGATTGCAGATCAGGGTTTTCGTTTAGGATAATTCTCTGGTAATCTTCAGCCACCACCGCTCGGTTTTGAGTTTGGTAATTCCTTGGGGCAGAGAATTTGATTGACTCTACTGTTTCTTGCGGACGACCGCCGCTGGCACTAGAAACGACAGAAACTATTGACGAACTGGTATAGGTCTCACCAATATTAATTGAGTCAACACTAAACTTGGAAGCTCCGTTAGTGGCTTCTCCGTTATTTACCAAATATTTAACTGTAACTATATTTCCTGGCTTAACAGGCAGACCTAGAGAACCTGACCCAAATATAACTTCATATTTCTGATCAGCAGATTCTTCTAAGAAATAAATTGGAGTTGTCGAAAATACTTGAGTTATATTAGAAGCTCTGGTAAATTCCGTTACAGTTGTATCAGTAGCAGATGCTTGTACGCTGACAGTGACGCTTGTGGTATCAACCCCAGCATTGGGAATTATATACCGAACAGGATTCGATGCGCTTGCAGTCCAGCTATGTGATAATGGCTCACCTTCGGTAATACTAATAGTCTTAATGTATTTACCGGTAGTTGAGCGAAGGACCTTATTTGCCGCCGGAGTCACGAACGTATACGTGACATCATCAACAGTAGATGTGAACTTTGAATTCCTAGGAATAGTAAACTGAGAAACTGTGTTTGCTAATCCAGCAAATTCTACCTGAACCTCAGCAGTTGCGCCGATTGAAGAAACGGGAGTATACCCCAACTCCTTCGCCCGTGATACAACAGAGTCTCTTTGCTGAGCAGTATCAAGGAACATCTCATTGGCAACCATGTTCAAATAATATGCATTATAGTGAGTGTTGTATGATAGAACGTCAAGAAGAACTGCCATAGCAGAACCTTCAAAATCATAATCCTTGAACTGATCTTGGCTGCTAAGGTATGTTTTTAGATTAGTTCTTATCTGACCAAAATCTAATTCCGTAACTTGTAAGTATGTATTTGCCGACATTTTACCTGACTCTTTCTAAGATTACATCCAGAATAATAGGATCTGGATCATTGATTATCATGAACGCTACTGAAACAATCAGCGCATAGTCATCTTGTTTTTCTTCGACCAGAACTTCAATAATATCAGCTCTTGGCTCATAGTTTGAAATTACTTCTCGAATAGTAGTTTCCATCTGTTGCTTGATGGCCGGAGTGAACAGCTCGAATAGATAATATCGAAGACTACAACCGAGGTTGGGTTTGAACGGTCGCTCATAATAATCTGTAAGAATCAACGACTTTACTGACTGGCGAACAGAATTCCTGTTGACCTTGCGCGAAACTTTCTTCGTGACTGGATGGGCGAAGAAGCCCAAGTCCAAATCGCTGAATATCTCTTTCTGTTTAGTTTTCGCGCCTGACATCATTCCTCACTTATGTATTCTTTGTTTCTTGGATCTCTTTTCGGCGATCTTTACAAAGTTTGCTAATCTCAGCTAGAGCCTTTCTTGCCCGCGTACCAGCAGCTTTGTTGCCTTCAGAGAATTTAGAATTCTCTTGAGTGTATGTTTCAAATAAATTGATTAAACTATCGTGATGCATAAAATATTCCTTGACTTTTCCAAACAATCAGTTATAATAATATTGTACTTCTTAAAGCTATACTAATGCTATACAGATTCTATTTATAATCACTAGAACGATTGTATTGTAACAATATCACCATTAGAGGTTACGTCAGTAAACACGACAGTGTTACCAGTAACAGCAGTGAAATCTATATTAGCACTCAGCCTCACCCCATTCATAAAGACAGTCATTTTCTCTGGTGTATACAATAGAGTAGAACCAAAGTTATCAGTTCCAACAAACGTCTGTTCATTATTAGAAGATATGAACGTATACTCTTCGAAGTTACCAGTACCGCCAGAAGCTCAATCAATATTTGATATTCTAAACTTCTCTACATCAGTATAGTAGAACACCAACTCTTCGGAATCTTTTTTTACTTTCCACGAATCAAATTTAAGAATTCCCTCAATACCGTCACCAGTTTGTGGATTGATTTCTATACCGCCAATCTTTAGCGAGAAATCTGATTCGTCTAGAAACTGTGTATGTGCCATAAACTATCCTACTGTGGCTTGCTCGTGTCGCCAGCACCAAGTCCTGGGGTATCTTTGTGAGTGTGACCCTTACCAGATATTCCTGAGGATACATGATCCACGGATGCTGTCGATTTACCAGTGATGTCAAGATCACCAGTTAAATTTATATTACCTGTCCAATTCGTTAAGGGGGTGTCAACCGTAGTTGTTCCGGCGACAGTGAGATTGGTATCACCGTCTACGAATATTGTAACATTGCCCTTGACGTGCAGTTTATCATCACCTGCTACCAATGAGTAATTATCTTTTACAACTCGTGTTACCTTATCCCCAGTTGGGTGGACTTCATATAGAGTACCGCTTTTATGGAACTCTTTAATTCTTTCTGCGTTGGGGGTGTCGTCAAATTCAGTGTAGTGGCCAGACTCAGTTGCCCTGACGTGGTTATATGGATACTGCGCAGCATAGGGCGTGTTAGGGGCGCCGATCTTACCCGCATTTTCCACCGGAGGAACATAGTCTCCGCGAGCCAATTCATTCACATCTGATTTGTCAATGTACTTTGGATAAATGCCTTTCGGGTCGTTGAACCCGAGTGATGTATCGGCTAGTTGAGATGGCACTCCAGAAAGGGTTCCTAGAATCGCAGGTTCTTGGGCTCGGTCTCCATCCATGAAGAATCCAACAACCCAAGAACCCTCGACCATTCCTGTCGGGGATATTCCTACTCCGCTTATCGCGGCTGAATCTACGCCATTTAGAGGTACTGCCCAAGGCAATTGGTCGGTCGGTATCTGATCTTTATTGTCAGAATGGTATCCGTATGCTCGCACTCGGACTCGCCCCAGCTGTACTGGGTCGTTACGATCTTCAACTACACCAAAGAACCAAGTGAAGTTTCCTCTACCGACATACTCTCTCATTTATGAATTCTTTTTACGAGGCTTTCTTTTTTTCTTTGGAGTTTCTTCAACCAATACTTCTGGTTCTTCATGAGTTGGTTCTTTAATCTCCTGAAGGAATTGTGGTTGCTGCTTTTCAGTTATTTCTGATAGAAACTGCTTTTCTCGCGCTGATCCTGGAAGTGGCATATTATTCTCCTAGTGTTTAATGCTTGTGTCTTTGACACATTCTATAATTGTACTCATGGCTTCTGAACCATCAAGTAATTTATTTCTTAATTTTGTTATCAGGTACTTACCGCTCATGTATTTATCTTCCGTGCCATACTGGTCATCAGTGATGGCTGCTGGGGGTATGCTCAAGTAGATCACGTCACCGACATCAATTTCGCTATCACCTGGGATGACGACTTCTAATTGGGTATTGAATATGTGTAAGAAATATGATTGTTTTTGTGAAACTACATCACAATACCTTTTGGGGTGAGGAGCTTCGCCGGCAAAGATAGGGTCGTTATCGTGGTCAGATCTGGAAGTATACATCCTAACGACTGGTTCGCCTGCCGAACTGCCAGCAATCTTCAACCTTTGTAATTTACTGAACTTCGGGAAGTAATCATCATAATTGTAAACACGTTCCCGCTTAGTCTTTTTAAGAATATCTAAGTGAATAGTCCTAGACTTAAACAGACCTCCGGTAGCATTTTCCATAAAGTCACTTTGCTTTATGACATCAAAGGAAACAATCTTAGTTCTATCAAAGTTTTCATCTTTGGTGGCGTTGCTCCCTTCGTTCGCGTTAGAAGGCATGTACGAGAATGTTTCTTTTGGTTCTTGATTAATTAGGTTCGCAAGGTTCTTGAAACAAAAACCTTTGCTGTTCTCGTAGAAGAAATAATAAGGAATATGATCAGGGGAGTCTGCTTCGTTTATCATAAACTGTATTGTGTCATCAACTGATAGATTCGGTATAATGAACTGATGTTTACCAAGAGTCTCATCAAATACAGTTTCTTTCTCTACCCTAAACCCTGTCGCTGCTCTATATGACCTGTGTATATCTTTTATACTTTTGCTGTATATGAATTCATCAACAATACTCTTCACCATCTTAGAAATATCATTACCGCCAGTTCCACCATAGGCTCGGCAAATCTTAGTTGTCGATGATGAATATGCTTCGATACTTATCCCTGATAGAAAGTATGCCTCACTGCGCTCTTCGATACGCTTTCGGTCAGTCATCTCATACAAAGCAAATATGTGATTCTTATATTCTAAGCTATCGTCATTAGACTTGTATGAAACAATCAAAACGTCACCGCCAGAGAATCCGCCCTGTATGTCGCCGTCCTTATTTACATTGATTGTATTCATCAAACCAACAGAGTCATTAAGGACTAGATCGCATTGCAGGTATGGTTCATCAATTCCTGAATATATACTGAAGTCAACTACGATTGATTTTAAATCTACGACTTGACCTGCAGCAGACACAAGTTTGAATGCCCTGACATCTACATCCCCAGGATGCTTATATCCCAATACGCCTTCTTGAGCCATTAGACGCCATTCCTCAATACGTCTTCAACTTCATTCCTTACTTGACCAAGATACCTCTTGTCTAGTAATTTGATAGAACGCTTACTTTCATTCTTTTCAATTTCATAATCATATGCGCTCAAGACTGCGTTCTGGAAATTCGATGCGGTTGTGATATATGTTTGTTCATCTACAACGACAACGCGGGCAGGCATGCTAGTTCCGTCAAAAAGAACTTCAGCTGTGGCGGGAACCTTTACGCCATCACGAATCTTCGATAGATATATTCGGTATTCATGGACCTGTGCTTGAGCAGCGGCAAGAGATCCATACTTTCCTGAAATGTATCCTTCAAAATTATATGTATCTAACGGCCAGTCAAAATGTACATCAGATATATCATTAAAGTGAAGAACCAACCAAGCATATTTTGAGTCACCATAATACTTATCGGCAATGGTATCTGGGCGGTCGCCGTCTTGTATATCATATTCATAATAGACTTCTGCTTTATTGGCCAGCGAATTTGGTATTTTAAACCTTCGCAATATATTGGTCAGTTTTACTGTTTGCCCTTGATTGGTTAGGTCATGGTCAATAGTTGGGAAGTATGAAAAATAATTTGACATTATTCACCCTCTTTGGTGACATTAGCAGGCTCAGGCAAACCCGAGTCAAGAGTATCTCTGGTAATGATTTTCGTTTCTTGGAAGCTCAACTGGATTTCAACCGAAACAGGGGCGCCAGTATCTTGGAAAAATAATGGGATACCTTCTCCGTTGTAATTGACTGTCAAAGATTTCAAGACACAAGTACCGATTCTATACAGGTTAGCTGCTATTGAGTCAGAGAACATAATCTGAAACTCGTCTGGGTATGTGAATCCCAATGACCCAGCAAAGTATCCAGGATGCATATGATATTTAAGCGCACCAATTATTTTTTGTATTGCGATTGATTCTCCAGCATTTCTTGCTATAAATTTATAAGTGAAGCTATGCTCACGCATATCGACGCCCTTAAACAACACAGCCATGTGCGGGTTTACAGCCAATCCTTCGTCTACAGAAACACCTGAACCAACGGCTCCGGCAGTTCCCAGCGCACCGAGCGCACCACCAACGCCGCCGAATCCAGCAGTACCAGCTGCGGCAGCTATTGCGGGAGTGGCGACAGCGGCAGCTTTCATCGCGCCATCACCGTCACTACTTTTAAACGCGGAAACACCAGCGGCAACCTTTGATGAGATTAGGTCACCAATATCCTGAGCAGCTGCGCTCATATCACCGGTGCCAATTCTTCCAGCTGCGGCAGCGCCCAGAGCACCAAGATCAGTGTTCTCATACTGCGCACCATAGGTTGTCGATAAATTGCTAGGGATCGGGAGAACTACATTTCTTATGACCCGCTCTTGGGGAGAATCATTCCTAGATTCCCTTGCGCGATTCATCACGCTGAGTATCATGTAGTGCTCATCGGCCAAATCAGCTGGAAACTGTAGCGGCTCTTTCACCTTTCGAGAATTATACAATTCTTTTAGAGGGGAGTTTACTATGTTGCCAATTTT